CCATGGCCGCCTACAGGGCATCGGCCGCGCAGGGCTTCCCGCTAGAGATCAGCGTCAACGTTGACGCGGCCGGCCAACTCTGGTGCATCCACGACACCACCCTCGACCGGACGACCGCGAAGACCGGGGCACTGAACACGTACACGACCGAGGAGATCTCCAACCAGGTCCTGACGAACTCAAAACCGTTGCTCGGCTCCGGCTGGACCGAACAGCCCCTCGTCCCGCTCAGGGTCGTCCTGGACGAGTTCCTCGGCAAGGTGATCATCCTTCTGGAAGCCAAGGGCAACGACGCGGTCGTCCCGCTCGAGAACATGCTCTCCACCTACTACCCGCACGCCCCGCGCAGCGTCATCTGGAAGGCCCACATAGGCACCGCATCACTGCCGTGGGCGACTGGCACCGGGTACCGGACCTGGGTGTACATGGACCCAGCGACCACCGATGCCGAACTCGCGGCGAAAGACCAGTACGTCACCTACTGGGGAGTCCAGACCACCTTCACCGACACCCGCATCGGGCAGATCGTCGCCCGAGGGAAGCCGGTGTTCTCGTGGCCCGTGTACCGCCGCTCCCAGGTCACCCGTCTGACTGGGCTCGGCGTCGTCGGCATCATGGCGTCCGACCCCCGTTACGTCTCCACGGCCCTGCCGATGCGCACGAGCAGCCGCTGGGACCTTGGCATCAAAGAGAGCGGCGGTACGCCAGCCCTCGATTACGACAACACCTACGCGCTCGTCTTCGCCCCATCACCGGACACCGGTTGGGTCAGTGTCGCCGCGGTACCCAACCAGTCCTACGGGCTCGGCGCGTACTCCCCAATCCAGGCCGGGGCCGGCGGTTACCGCGTCACATGGGACATGAAGTACAAGGTCCTGCCAACCGACCTCACGACACACGGCGGGATCTACTTCGGGAAGGCCGCCGACGACGTCTACCGGTTCGGCACCGCCAACACCAGCGGCGGCTACCACGTCGTCATGCGGGCCAACGGGCAGATGGGCCTCTATCGGCACACGTCCGGGTCGACCACCGGAACACAGATCGGCACCACGCAGAACACCACCGCAGCAACCGCCGACGGGGCGATGAGCTTCCAACTCGACGTCACGCCGACCACCGTCGAGCTCAAGCGCACAGACAGCACCGGCTGGACGACAGGCGCCCTCGCGGACACGACATACCGCGGCGGATACCTGGGGCTGTCGAACGGCTCCATCACCGAAGTGAACGCACGCCCGTACTGGCGGAACCTCGTCATCACCCAACTGTAGGAGCGTCACTGTGCCACAGTTCCGCAAGAAGCCCGTCGAGATCGAAGCCGTCCAGTGGGCCGAGGACGAGCCGATGCGGATGCTCATCGACTTCACCAACGGCCTGGTCCGGCTCAACGACGTCGACCGCGAGTTCCACGTCTACAACCGACTGCACGACACGTGGGTGAAGTTCGAGTACGGCGACTGGATCATCAAGGGAATCCAGGGCGAGTTCTACCCCTGCCGCAACGACGTCTTCGTCGAGAGCTACCTCTCCGTCGAATGCTCTGACAAGGACGTCGCACCTGCCCCATGATGTCCCCCTCATCGCACAACGTCCTGGGGGGACCATGCGCGCCCGAACTAGCGCCGCCATCGGTATCGGATCTCTCATCGTGACCGTTGGACTCATCTCGCTCGACAGCGGAGATAGCACCGGCACCAGCACCAAGAGCAGCACCGCCAAGGCCGACAAGTACGAACAGACCTGGCGCACGCCCTACGGGAGCACCACCTGCGGCGAGTTCCTCAACATGATGGACGACCACCAGCGATGGGTCACGGCAGCAGACATGCTCGTCAGCGCCCGCAAAGTCGACGGAGTGACCGCACTGCCCGCAGACACCGAAGTGGCCAGGTTCCAGGGCGACATGGCAACAGCGTGCGAGCCCATCGCCACGGTCAAGACCACCGAGATCGGCGCCTCCATCTATCTGATGGACTCCAGCTACAGGCGCTGACCTCCAACTGAACGGGGGTGGCCATGCCCAGGCCGACGAGATGGCGGGTGTGCTCCACCCCCGGGTGCCCCGAGTACACCGACCAGGGCGGCCGGTGCCCCGACCACCGGCGCGAGGCAGAGCAGCGCCGCGGCAGCGCACGCCAACGCGGCTACGGCAAGGGGCACGAGCAGCGGTTCCGGCCGGCCGTCCTCGCCCGCGACCCGCGCTGCGTGTGCACCGACGAAGACCACGGCCACGCATCACCGTGTGGCCAGCCGTCTGTGCACGCTGACCACTGGCCACTCGGCCGGCGCGAGCTCGTCGAGCGCGGCCTCGACCCCAACGATCCGCAGCGCGGGCGCGGCCTGTGCCAGCCATGCCACTCGTCCGAGACGGCACAGCATCAGCCAGGAGGGTGGAACCAGTGAGCAGGCATCAGGTCGAGATCGGCAGCAGCGGTCTCACGCACAGCCTCAAGATCGACGGACACGACATCTCGTGTGGTGCCACCGGCCTGACGCTGGACATGGGCGTGGCCGGCACCTTGCCCCGCCTCCAGGTTGATCTCCAGCTCATCGACGTGAGCACGGTGAGCAGCATCGAGGCCGAGGTGGTCCTGGGTGCCGGAGCCCACGAGGCCCTGGTCGCGCTCGGGTGGACCCCGCCGGCCGACGGCTGATCATTACGGACCGTCACCAAGATCGATCCGGACCATGATCACCCCGGGGAGGGGCCCCCGATCAAGATCATCACGGGGACCGCCGGGGAGGTGGCTGCCCGGTCTGCCGGGTTCAGAGCCTCCGGTGATCTTGGTCTGTTGATCAACGATCATGCTCCGCTGTCACGCAATGTGACGGCGCTTTCGTCGCGCAACGCGGCACAGTTGGAGTGATCAACATGGCAAAAGGTGGTGCACGCACACGGTCCGGCCCGGCCCCCGATCCGACCGCACTGCGGCGTGAACGAGACGCCGGCGAGTGGACGATCCTGCCCGCCGAGGGCCGCCGGGGTGCAACGCCTCCGTGGCCGCTGACGTCGCAGACCGACCGCGAAGCCGACCTGTGGGATGACCTATGGTGCAAGCCCCAGGCCCTGATGTGGGAGAGGTACGGGCAGGACGTCGAAGCGGCGCTGTACGTGCGCCGACTTGTCGAGGCTGAGGCTCCAGGCTCCCCGGTGGTTCTGTCGACCTTGGTTCGGCAACTGTCGGATTCGCTCGGGCTGTCAACGCCAGGTATGCGCGCAAACCGCTGGCGCATCGATCGCGAGCCCGAGGCTGAAGCGCCTACAGCGAAGAGGACAAGGACGACGAAGGCTGCTCCGAACTCGGCGCGCGCCAGGCTGAGGGCGGTGCCTGGTGGTAGCGGCTGACGACGGCACCTGGTCGCTGGACTTCCCCACCTTGTTCGTCGTCCCGGACTGGATTGCCCGCCACTGCTGGCTGCAGTCTGTTGGCGGGCTGATCAGCGAGCCGCAGCCGTTCGAGATGTACGACTGGCAGTTGCGGGCCACGGCCAGCTTCTACCGGGTCCGACCCGCGGCCAAGGTCGGCCAACTATCGACGGCTTTCCACTACCGGCGCGGTCAAGTTGTAGCGCCGCAGAAGTCGGGCAAAGGCCCGTGGACGGCCGGGATCGTGGCAGCTGAAGCGGTCGGTCCGGTCCTTTTCGGCGGCTGGGCGAAAGGCGGTGAACGCTACGACTGCCGGGCCCGCGGTTGTGGTTGCGGGTGGATGTACGAGTACGAGCCCGGTGAGCCGATGGGCCGCCCGTGGACGACGCCTCTGATCCAGATCACGGCGACGAGTGAGCAGCAGACGGACAACATCTACCGTCCGCTGCAGGCGATGGTCCGCAATGGCCCACTGCAGGAACTCATGAAGGTCGGCGAACAGTTCATCCGCCTTCCGAACGACGGCCGTATCGACGTGGTCACCTCGAGTGCCCAGTCCCGACTCGGCAACCCGGTCACCTTCGTCGCCCAGGACGAGACAGGGATTTGGACCGAGACGAACAAGATGACCAAGGTGGCCACAACCCAGCGCCGCGGCCTGGCGGGCATGTCCGGCCGCAGCCTCGAGACCACCAACGGCTGGGATCCGAGTGAGAACAGCGTCGCGCAGAAGACCGCGGAAACGAAGCAGACCGACGTCTACCGCTACCACCGGCTGCCGCCGAAGGGGCTGTCGTACACGAACAAGGCTGAGCGGCGGCGCATCCACGCTCACGTGTACGCGGGCTCCACGCACATCGACCTCGACGCTATCGAGGGCGAGGCCGCCGAGCTGATGGAGAAGGAGCCGGCCGAAGCCGAACGCTTCTACGGCAATCGGATTGTCGCCGGTATGGGCGCGTGGCTCCAACAGGACCACTGGGATGGCCGCAAGGACATCCTCGAGGTCCCGGACGGTACCCGAATCGTCCTCGGTTTCGACGGCTCCGATGTCGACGACTGGACCGGACTGCGGGCTGAGACGCTGGACGGCTACCAGTTCACGCCCCGGTACGGGCCGGATCGTCGGCCGACGGTCTGGGATCCGTCCGAGTGGGAGGGCCAGGTGCCCCGACTGGAGGTGGCCGCCGCGGTCGACGAGATCTTCGGCCGGTACGACGTGGTCCGCATGTACGCGGATCCGCCGTACTGGACCAGTGAAGTTGCCCAGTGGCAGGCCTCTTACGGCGAGAAGCGCGTTACCGAGTGGCACACGACGCGCGCCGTGCAGATGCACGCAGCGTGCGAGCAGCTGCTCACCGACGTGCTGAAGGCCGAGAGCACATTCCGGCACGACGGCTGTGAGACGACGTCCCTGCACGTCCGGAATGCCAGGAAGGCCGCGAGGCCGGCGAACCGGTACGTGCTCAGGAAGGCCAGCGTGCACCAGAAGATCGACCTGCTCGTCTGTTCTGTCCTCGCCCACGAAGCGGCCACGGACGCTGTCGCCGCCGGCCAGGCCAAACCCAAGAAGAAATCCAAGATGCTGATCATGCGATGAGGGTGGGTGTGCAGTGGAACGAACCGACGTGCAATGGCTCACTCACCTGATCCGGTGCCACGACAAGGTCAAGTCTGACCTGCAGCTGCTCGACAACTACTACGAGGGCAAGCAGCCGCTGAGCTACATGGCCCCCGAGCTGCAGGCCGAGCTTCAGGAGTCCGTGCGCCAGGTCGTCATCAACTGGCCACGTCTGGTCGTCGACAGCCTCGAGGAGCGGCTCGACGTCGAAGGCTTCCGGTTCCCTGGTGAGCCCACCGCCGATGAGGAACTGTGGCGGATCTGGCAGGCCAACGACATGGACACCCAGTCCCAGCAGGGGCATCTCGACGCGCTCATCATGGGTCGTGCGTATGTGGTGATCGGGACCCGCGAGGGTGACGACAAGACGCCGCTGATCACGGTTGAGAGCGCGCTCGACATGTACGCGGAGTTCGATCCGCGCACCCGTGAAGTCATTGCCGCGGTGAAACGCTGGTCGGTGGAAGGCGAGGACAGCAAGGTCGACCACGCGACCCTGTACCTGCCGGACTCGACGTCCTGGTGGGTGAAGGAGAAGGGCGTCTGGATCGAGGACCCGGAGCATGAGCGCGACGATCACGAGATCGGTGAGGTCATGGTCGAGGTCCTCGCGAACCGGCCCCGCCTGAAGAACTCGAACGGTGTCTCTGAGCTCGCGGACGTCATTCCGCTGTCCGACGCCGCGTGCAAGATCGCTACGGACATGATGGTCTCCGCCGAGTATCACGCCACCCCACGCCGGGTCGCGTTCGGTTTCGGCGAGGAGGACTTCGTCGACGCCAACGGTCGCAAGGTCTCGGCGTTCAGCCGGATCATCGGCCGGATGTGGGCGACGGAGAAGAGTAAGCAAGACGGCGCCGACGTCATTCAGTTCCCCGAAGCCCTGCTGACCAACTTCCACCAGACACTCACCGCCTTGGCGGTCCTGGTGGCCAGCCTGTCGGGCATGCCGCCGCACTTCCTGGGCCAGGCCGCCGACAACCCCGCATCGGCCGACGGTATCCGGTCCTCGGAAACCCGCTTGGTCAAGCGTGCGGAGCGTCGCCAGCGCGGCGACGGCGGTACCTGGGAGCGCGTGAACCGCAAGGTCCGGCGTCTGGTCGACGGCGATTGGAGCCCCGAGGCCCGGTCGCTGGAGACGATCTGGCGGGACGCCTCGACGCCGACGATCGCGCAGAAGGCGGACGCTGCGGTGAAGCTCTTCACGGCGAAGATCGTGCCCCTGCGGCAGACCCGTGAGGATATGAGCTACACCCAGGCGCAGATCCAGCGCATGGAGGAGCAGGACGAGCAGGCCGCGCAGGACGTGATGCAGCGCATCATGGGTGGCGACCTGGCGGCACTAGAGGCCGGCCCGAAGCCGCCAGCCGAACCTACCCAACCAGCACCGGCCCTGCCCGGGCCGGTCCCGGTGGGCTGACATGCCGACGTCGCAGACCCCGGAGGAGATCGGACTGGCGTTCCACGCGGCACAGGCGCGAAGGGCGAGGCTCACCGCGAACGAGATTCAGCGACTGTGGGGCCGGCTGGACCGCCGCGACTTCACGGCCTCGTGGAACAACTCGGTCGGCCCCAGAGTCATTCGGGCGCTGACCGCCGGCCAGCTGGCCTCCGCTGCCGCCGCGGACGAGTACGTCGACGCGGTGGTGGCCGCGGAGGGCGTCGAGCCGGAGCGGGTAGGACGTGTGCGGCCGCAGGCGTTCGCTGGGCTGGCCGCGGACGGACGTTCGCTTGAGTCGCTGATGTACCTACCGGTGATCCTGAGCAAGGTTCGTATCGCGGGCGGTCTCGGGACCGAAGAGGCGTTGATGTCCGGCTTGAGACAGGCGCTGCGCTTGTCGTCGTCGGAGGTCGTACAGGCCGGCCGAGGGGCAGTGGGGACATCGATGACGGGCGCCCGAACCATCCAGGGCTATGTGCGGGTCGTGCAGCCTCCCGCCTGCTCTCGGTGCATCATCCTGGCGGGCAAGGAGTACGGCTGGAACAAGGGTTTCCAGCGGCATCCGAAGTGCGACTGCGTCCACCTGCCGACCACCCTGATTGCCCGCGGCTCGACACGGCGGGGGGCGGGTGGCCGCGGGTTCCTTGACCCGCATGCCTACTTCGGCACCCTGTCCCGCGCCGAGCAGGACCGGGTGTTCACCGCAGCGGGCGCACGCGCAATCCGTGAGGGTGGCGACATCAACGCCATCGTGAATGCCCGCCGCGGCATGTACACCACGACCTCCGGCCTGCGGGCCACGCGTGAGGGAACCTCCCGCCGCGGAGAGTTCTTCCGTTCCGAACGGCGCCGGGACGTCGCTGCAGGCCGTGTCCGACCGGACATCGGCCGCAGCTACTCGCTGACCACTGCCCGGCTTCTGCCGGAGGAGATTTTCGAGCTCGCCGGGTCCCGCGATCAAGCGATCGCGATGCTCCGGCGCTTCGGCTACATGGGGTAGCCGATCTCACCTGACCTGGCGCAAGGCCAGGTCACTGATCCCGCAATGGGAGCACATCACCATGCAGAACACGCGCAATCGCTGGCTTTCCGCTGCTCAGGGCGCGGGCTGGTTCCAGCTCACCCGGCACGACGACCCCGATCCGGGCGACCCGGACCCGGTCGACCCGGCCGAGCCCGAGGGGGAACCGGAAACCGATCCGGACACAGACCCGGAAGGTGCCGACAAGCTCGGCGACGCCGGGAAGAAGGCCCTCGACGCTATGAAGGCGCAGCGCGCCGAGGCGAAGAAGGCTGCCGTGGCCGAGAAGAAGCGGGCCGACGAACTTGCCCGCAAGGTCGCCGAGTTCGAGGATCGCGACAAGTCCGAGCTGGACAAGGCCACCGACAAGGCAGAGAAGGCGGAGGCACGGGCGCAGGCCGCTACGGGCCGCGCGGTGAAGGCTGAAGTAAAGGCCCTCGCCTTCGACTTCGCTGACCCGACGGATGCCGAGATGCTCGGGGACCTTTCGCGGTTCGTCGACGACTCCGGCGAGATTGACACCGACGCCATCGAGGCCGATCTCGCAGACCTCCTGTCCCGCAAGCCGCATCTGCGTAAGCCGAACGCGGAACCCGAGAAGAAGAGGGCGCCGAAGCCCGACCCCGGCCAGGGGCCGCGGCCGCCAGAGCCGGCCGCCGACTTCCTTTCCGCCGACCGCACCGAAGTGGACGCCGAGCTCGCCCGCATCGGACATCGCCGACGCTCGTGATCCGTGTCCGTGCCCACCTGGGCGACGGCCGCACCTCGATTGAGGTGGATGGACACGAAGGGCACGCCGAGGACGGGCGGGTCTGTGCGGCGGTCAGCGCCATCACTCAAACCGCACTGTTGGGCCTGGAACAAGTGGCCCAGCAGTACCCGGACTTCGTGTCCGTCGAGATAACACTGGAGTAGAAATGACCACACTGACTGCGGCCCGGCCGTGGTTCAACCTCGCCCGCCACGATGTGCGGTCGACCGTTCCCGTCGCCATCAGGGGCATGCTGCAGAACGGCCTTCTGGATCGAGTGTTCCGGGATGCCCTGACCGCCGAGTTCCTCTACCCGGCCATCGCCGACAGCGAGTCGTGGCAGGGCGGCCTGGGTGACACCAAGACGTTCACCCGTAAGGGCCTGCTCGCGTCGGCGCCGACGGCCATCACCGGGTCGGATACTTCTCCGCAGACCTACGGCATCGAGCAGTGGTCCGTCATCATGGACCAGTACGGCATCGCGGTCGACACGAACATGCTGACGTCGGCCATGGCCCTGCAGAGCAAGTACGTCGCCGACGTCGAGACTCTCGGCACGAACGCGGGCCAGTCCATCAATGAGCTGTGCCGCAACAAGCTGTACGCGGGATACGCAGGCGGCCGGACCTGGTGCACGACGGCCGGATCGTCGGACTCCAGCATCATCGTGCAGTCGGTCAACGGCTTCGACAAGGTCATGGTCAACGGCGTCCCGACCGCGGTTTCCGCGTCGAACCCGTTGAACATCACCATCGCGGGCGTCGCGAACACGGTGACCGGCGTCAATGCCGGCACGAGCACGCTGACCCTCGGCACCGCCCGCGCAGACGTCCTCGGCGACTACCTGGTGGCGGCGAACGCACCGGTCACGGTCCGTCCGGCAGGCAACAGCGCTTACGACTTGACCGGCTCGAACGTGGCGACCTGGGCGCACTTCCGTGCCGCGGTGACCCGCCTGCGGAAGATGAAGGTTCCGTCGTTCGGGGGGTACTACGTCGCCCACATCGACCCGGACACCGAGGCCCAGCTCTTCTCCGACGCGGACTTCAAGCAGGCCGCACAGGGGCGGATCGACTCGCCGATCTACCAGGATCTGTCGATCGGCCGGTTCTCCGGCATCGACTGGGTCCGCAACACCGAGGCTCCGACTGTGCTCGGAGGTTCCGGTGCGAACGTCACCGTGCACCGCCCGATCGTCATGGGCGCCGGCGCGCTGATGGCGGCCCCGTTCGAGGGTATGGGCGACCTGCTGCGCGGGACCGGTGTGGAGGACGTGCCCGAGATCCGTATGGTCCAGGCCGCTCCGGGCGTCGAGGTGGCCGTCATCGTCCGCCCGCCGACCGACCGCCTGCAGCAGACCATCTCTACGTCGTGGAGCTGGGTCGGCGATTACGGCGTGCCTTCGGACTCCCTCACCAGCAACGACGCGGCTCTGTACAAGCGGGCCGTCGTCATCGAGCACGCCTGATGCTGGATTCAGGGGCGGCCGTCGGTCGCCCCTGTCCGCCAGGAGGAGGACACGCATGCGCGTAAAGGTCAGTGAGAGCTGCCGGGTCTATTGGAACTACCGGGTGGTGGATCTCGCGAAGGGCGAGGAGGTCGAGGGCGAGTTCGCCGCTCACCTCGCGGCGACTGGCGTCTCCGTCGAAATCCTGCAGGGCGCTCCGGAGCCGGCTGGGGATCCTGCAGACGGGGAGCTCGACATCGCCGGAAGCGCGGCCGATGTCCTGGCCTGGGTCGGCGACGATCTGGATCGGGCCGCGGAGGCTCTCGTTGCGGAGCAGGAGAAGGACAAGCCCCGGTCGACCCTGGTGAAGCAGCTGGAGAAGACCGCCGCTGTGGAGCCCGCAGCACCGGTCGAGGACTGAGGGGAGGCCGCTATGGCTTTGCCACCGCTCGCCACGGCGGCCGACCTTGAGGCCGCGGGCGCCACAGGCAGCGATGCCCAGCTGGAGATGGCGCTCCGGCGCGCGTCGGCCCGGGTACGCCGCTACACCCGGCAGGACATCACGTTCGTCATCGGCGACACGATCGACTTGCCGGGCGGAGAGCGGGTACTGCGGCTGCCGCAGTACCCGCTCGTCGTCGACAGCGGTAACCCGCTGACGGTGGTCGAGGTCGCCGACTTCAGCGGCATCGAATGGACAGCGCTGGAGGACCGGGACTACTCACGCCTCGGCAATGAGCTGACCCGCGGGTATCCGTGGCAGGCTCCGACGCGGCTGATGGGCTGGCCGTACAACCGGGCGCAGGGTGTGTGGGCACCCAAGGTGCGGGTGACCTACTCGCACGGATACACCGAGGTTCCCGACGACATCATGGACGTGGTGCTGGACCTGGCGACGATGAACCTGGCCAACCCGGAGAACCTGCGCCAGGTCAGCATCGACGACTACCAGCGCACCTATGCGTCCGAGACGATCGGCAGCGCCTCGCTGACGAGGGCCCACAAGGAGGCCTTGCGGCCGTTCCGGCGGTCGGCGTTCTCGGTGGTCCCGTCGTGAGCGCGCTCGACGCAACGCTGGCGGCTGGCCGACGTGAGGCCGAGGCCCGCATGCGCGAGCAGGTCCGCCTGTACCGGCAGGCTGCGGACATCTTCGACCGCACGACGGGGCAGACACTGCCAGGTGCGCAGCAGGTCTTCTACATGGGCAAGGCCCGGGTGAAGGGAATCGCCGCGTCGACGGGCGAGGACAAGGAGGCTGGCGAGCGCGAGGTCGTGCTGCGCGAGTACGAGATTGGGCTGCCATGGGCGACGACCTTGCCCCCTGGGGTGCGTCTCCTGGCCGGCGACCGGGTGGAAGTGCTCACGTCGGGAGACCCGCGCATGCCCGGTCTCATCCTGTGGGTCACCGGGTCTGTGTTCAGCGAGCAGGCGACGGCCTGGCGAATCAGGACGGAGGACCGCTCGTGACCGGCAGCCCGTTCGACATGCGTGACGTCCGGCGCCTGCAGGTCCACCTTGCCCGCGGCATCCCGCGGGCCCGGCGCGATACCCGGGCGGTTGTTAACCGGGGCGCGCTGAAAATCAAGATGGGGTGGCGGGTGAATGCCCGTGCGTCCGCTCCGAAGCACGCACCCAGTTACCCACGGACCATCGGATACGACGTGCATACCTTCGGCCCGGATCAGGTCTTGGCCATCATCGGCCCCGAAAAATCCGGACGTCAGGGAGCCCTCGGCAACCTCTTGGAGTACGGGTCGGTGAAGAACCCGCCGCACAACGACGGCGGCCGTGCGCTCGTCAACGAGGTACCGCAGTTCGAGGCACAGATGGCGCTCATCCTTGAGCGCGGATTGACGTGGTGGTGAGCCGATGACGACACCCACCGTCCTGCCCCACGTCGATGCCGTACAGGCCGCGTTGACCGGGGGCGGCCTGACCGTCTACGTCGGCGGAACGCCCACCAACACCGGATGGGTCCCGCCCGACAAGTTCGCCGTGATCTACCCCGATCCCGGGACGGCCAGCCGCGCAAGCCTCGCCGGAGAGCGCACCGACTTCACGAATCTGGTTCAAGTGACGTGCGTGGGCGCCTCGGCGGAGCGCGCCCTGTGGGTGGCCGACAAAGTACGGCAGGCACTCGACCAGCCACTGACCGTGGCAGGCCGCAAGGCATGGCAGCCCGAGGACCAGGGCGGCCCGCCCGTTCAGCGCGACGACGATGTGACGCCGCCGCTGTGGTTCGTGCCGGTGCAGTACCAGATCCAGTCCATCCCCTCCTGACAGGAGAAACCCCATGGCGCTTCTCGCGCAGCAGGTCATCGCCCGGAGCGGCCTGACCCCGACCTACTCGGCTGCCGCCGCATCAACCACGGTGACGTGCGGCGACCGCAGCTTCCTGCACGTCAAGAACACCAACGGCTCCAGCATGACTGTGACGCTCACAGCGACAGCCCAGGTCGACGGCCAGGCCGTGGCCGACCTTGTGGTCACGGTCCCGGCGACGACCGGCGACAAGATGATCGGCCCCATCTCCAACAAGCTCTTCGCCAGTCTCGTTGATGGCGTCAGCGCATCCGTCACCTACTCGTCGACCACGAGCGTCACCGTCGCCAACCTGGTCATCTGACCGTTTCCCACCCTGTACGCCCCGAGCCGTCGGCCGGGGCTTTCTTCATGCCCTGGAGGGCCTCATGGCTGATCTCATCAGCGACGGCAAGACCCGTGTGTCCTGGCTGTCGAGCGTGGCGAACATCAACGCGCCGACGGTGTCCGAGCTGACTGCTGGCGCGGACTACACCAAGCGCATCACCCCCGACGGGCTCAAGCTCGACCCGTCCACCGCGGACGTCGACACGAGCTCGCTGGCCAGCACCTTCGACACCAAGACCGTGGGCCGCGTCGGGTTCGACGCTGAGATCACGTTCAAGCGTGGCGACAACCCCACCGACGACGCCCCGTACTCGACCCTGAAGTACGGCGTCAGCGGGTTCCTGGTCGTGCGCCGTGGCGTCGCCGTGGGCACTGCCTGGACCGTCGGGCAGAAGGCGGAGGTCTACCCGATCACGTGCGGCGAGCCGCAGAACTCCAGCCCGGCCGCGAACGAGGTCATGAAGTTTGTGTCGCCGATGAAGGTGACGGACCCGCCGGCCACCGCCGCGACCATCGCCTGATGCCCGACATCAAAGCCTTGCTGGCCAAGGCCAAGCCGCGCGAGCGCACCGTCAAGGTCATGCTGGACGGTGCGACCGCCGGGGAGATCGAGGGCCTGGAGGCCGAGCTCCTCGAGGTCTCGGAAGACTGGCAGCCCTCGGACCTCGCCGAGGAGCACCCCGGCCGTGCCATCGCTGCGCGGATCGCCGAGCTCCGGGAGAAGGCGCGGGAGTCGGAGGCCGAGTTCCGGTTCCGATACATCGGCGACGAGGAGTACTCCAGCCTCCTGGCCGCACACCCGTCGACGAGCAAGGAAGAGCTGTTCGACTCGGACTCTTTTCCGCGTGCGCTGATCGCCGCGTCGTGCGTCGACCCGGTCATGACCGCGGAAGAGGCGAAGGAACTGTTCAAGGTCATCAACCAGGGGCAGATTCAGCGCCTGTTCGATGCGGCCTGGGACGTTCATAACGCCGCTGGTCTCGTCCCTTTCTCGTTGGCCGCCTCCGCTCTCCTGGCGGCGGTCGGTGGCGACGAGAAGTAGAAACCGCACGGGCGTGGCATGTGCCCCGTTCGGTCTTCCTTGGCCGTGTGGTGGCTCCAGGTGAGCCGCTGTTTACCGAGGAGGACCGGGCGTGGGCGCTCGCCCTGGCCGAGGTCGAGGCGGACACCTGCCCCGATTGCGGCCAACCGTGGTCAGAGGCCACCGACCCCAAGAACGAAGAACAGTACAAGGCCGAGCTGATCCTGTGCCATGCCTGCGCGATGTCCGCTAAGACGGTGCGCGCCTACCAGGACAACAAGGGCTCCGCCGATGGGCTGCACGTCCATCTCGAGCACCGCAAGGGCAGGAGGTGAGCCGTGGCCACCCGTACCGTCACCGTCCGGCTCCGCGCTGACATCTCCAACTACACCCGCAACATGCGGAATGCCAGCGACAACACGTCCCGCCTCGCCAACGGCGGTGCGGCGGCCGGCGCGGCGCTGCTCGCCGGGTTCGCGGTGGCCGCTGCCGCGGCAGCGAAGTTCGACAAGGCCCTGTCCAACGTCCGCGCCGTCACCGGGGCGTCGACCGCGGACATGGCCAAGCTCCGCGCGGCCGCCCTGGACGCGGGTAAGACCTCGGTGTTCACGGCCACTGAGGCGGCGAACGCTGAGGCTGAGCTCGCTCGTGCGGGCGTCAGCACCGCCAACATCATCGGTGGTGCGCTCACAGGCTCGCTGGCCCTGGCCGCGTCCGGGCAGGTCGACCTGTCCGAGGCGGCCACCCTGTCCGCGCAGGCGATGAACACCTTCGGCCTGCAGGGCAAGGACGTCGGCCACATCGCTGACCTCCTTGCGGCCGGCGCGAACAAGTCCGCTGCGGACGTCCACGGGCTGGGCACAGCCCTGCGACAGGGCGGCCTCCTCGCCCACCAGACAGGCCTGTCCCTCGAGGACACTGTGGGTGTGCTCTCGGCGTTCGCCGACCACGCCCTGATCGGCTCGGACGCCGGTACGTCGCTGAAGACGATGCTGCAGCGGCTGGTCCCGCAGTCCAAAGAGGCGCTGGCCGCCATGGAGAAGATCGGATTCTCCGCCTACGACAGCAGCGGCAAGTTCGTCGGCCTGTCCGAGACTGCCCAGCGCATGAAGGAGTCCTTCGGCAAGCTCACGCCCGAGGCCCGCAACAGCGCCATGGCCACCATCTTCGGATCGGACGCCGTCCGGTCCGCGACGATCCTGTACGAGCTCGGCAGCAAGGGCATCGACGCCTACCGCCGGGCCGTCGACGACCAGGGCGCCGCCCAGCGCATGGCATCCGTGCAGACCGACAACCTCATCGGCGACATGGAACGCCTCAAGGGCGCCATCGAGGTTGCGCTCATCGAGGGCGGATCGTCAGCCAACGGGGCACTGCGAACGATGGCCCAGTGGATCACCACGGTCGTCAACGCCTACAACGGCCTGCCCGCCCCGGTGCAGCACGCCATCACCCTGTTCGCAGGTATCGGCGGCGCGGTGACGCTCGCCGGATCAGCGATGCTTCTTCTGCTGCCGCGGATCGCCGCGACCCGGGCCGCCCTGGTGGGCATGGGCGTCACGGCGGCACGGGCCCGCACGTCGATGATGGTGCTGGGCCAGGTCGGCGCCGTTGTGGCCGGCCTTGAGCTCGTCTCCATGGCCTCCCAGAAGGTGCGGGACACGTTCAAGGACGCCCCGCCGTCGACCGCGAAGATGGCCGCGTCCCTCGTCGACCTGGCGCAGAAGGGCAAAGCAGCCGGCGAGCTGACGAAGACCTTCGGTGAAAACCTCGACGGCTTCGGTGACGCGGTGAGCCGCATCGCCCACCCGAGCGGGCAGAACCGCACCACGGACATCGTCAACAGCCTGACGCTCCAGATGACCGAGGGTCTCGCCGAGACGGACATTGCCCTGCAGGACGCCCGCGATCAGGTCAAGTCGATCGACGAGGCGCTGGGCGGGCTGGTCACCTCCGGGCACGCCGATGTCGCTGCCGAGGCGTTCGACATCATGGCGGCGAACGCGGAGAAGAACGGCACCTCGGTCGAGAAGCTGAAGACCTTGCTGCCGGGGTACACCGATGCGCTGGCGAACACGGGCATTGAGCAGCAGCTCACCGGCAAGTCGTCCGAAGACCTCGCGGGCGACCTGGCCATGACGACGGGCGAGCTGCAGGACCAGCGGTCTGCCGCCGAGCAGCTGACCGACACGCTGAAGACGCTCAACGGGATCAGCATCAGCGCGGCTGAGCAGGAGATCGGGTTCCGCGGTTCGCTCGCCGACCTCACTGCCGCGGTGAAGGACAACGGGACGTCCATGGACGTCACCACGGAGCACGGCCGCAACGTGAAGTCGGCCTATCTGGACGCGGCCAAGGCTGCGATGGAACACGCCCAGGCTGTCGCTGAACAGAAGGACAGCGTGGAGGCCGGCAACGAGACCCTGACCAAGGACATCGGGCTCCTCAAAGAGACGATGCACGCGGCCGGGTTCTCGCAGGACGCGATCGACAAGCTCACTGCGGCGTACACCAAGCTCCCCACCGACGCGGTTACGACGGTTGACGTCGAGACCAAAGCGGCCATGGACGACCTGCAGTCCGTCCAGACGAAGCTGAAGAACACCAAGGGCCGGTCCGTCACGGTCAGCGCTCTGACGAAGAACGCCGAGCAGCAGCTGAAGGACCTTGGGTTCAAGGTCACGCACATGAGGAACGGGAAGGTCTCGGTCTCCATCCCGACCGGCCCCCCGAAGAACGCCATCTCGGCGATTCAGCGGGCGATCGACGCCCTGCGGAACAAGAACATCACCATCACCACGTACCGGCGGACGATCGCCACCAGCAACACGTCCGGTCGCCCGTCGACCGGCGAGGGCGGGCAGTCGAAGTACGCGCGTGGTGGCCTGGTCCGCCGCTACGCCACGGGCGGCGAAGTGCAGATGTTCCCGTCCGGCGGTCCCATCGTCGGCCCGGGTACGGGCACCTCGGACAGCATCCCGGCGCTGGTCAGCAACGGCGAGTACGTCATCAAGGCGGACGCGGTCCGCAAGTACGGCGTGGCCATGTTCGACCGGATGAATGCCAAGCGGTTCGCCAACGGTGGCCTGGCCGGCTTCACGTACACCCCGACCGGGGCGTCCGTGCTGGGCGGCCCGACCGACGCCAAGGACCGGTACGACAAGGAACTCGCGGACCTGAAGAAGGCCTGGGACGACCTGAACAAGGCGTTGGCCGACGCGAAGAAGAAGGCCAACTCCCTCAAGGACGCCGAGCGGAACCTCTCCAAGGTCCGCAAGGGCCATCACACGGCGAGGCAGCTGGAAGCGGCAAAGGACAAGGTTGCCGACGCGAAGAAGGCCAAGTCGAAGGCCGACGCCAAGGTCAAGGCCGAGCGCCAGGACGTCTACGACGCCGACAAGGCGCTCGGCGTGAAGAAGGGCGCCAAGGCGCCCAAGAGCTTCGACCTCAAGGCCTACCAGCTGCAACTGTCCAAGTCGCTTGCGGCAACGGAGAAGTGGCGGAACAACCTGTCGAAGATCGGGAAGCGGGGAGGTGAGGAGGTCCGGGCCCTGCTGGAGTCCATGGGCGAGGACGGATACGCCCTCGTCAACGCCCTCGCCGGGGCCAGCGACAAGCAGTTCAAAGACATCGTGTCCAAGTTGGAGAAGACCGGCGAGGCCGCCAAGGCGACCCTGGCGGACTTCACCCAGCAGCTCACCTCTGCGACCAAGGTCAACCAGCAGTTCGCCACGGACCTGCAGACCCTCGCCGCGAAGGGATACGGGGACCTGGCGCAGGCCCTCGCAGCGCAGGGAGACGCCAACGCCCAGGCGCTCGCCCACACGGCGGCGACCGGGAAGCCGGCCGACGTCGCGAAGGCCAACGCTGCAGTCGGCGCGGCCGGCGGAACGCTATCCGGCGATGACCTCTCCAACGCTCTGCTGCTGCTGACCACCCTGCGGGGCGGGTCAGGGCGCGGGTATGCCGAGCTGCTCGCTGCCGGGCTGGACCCGGGCACCATCCGGGACCTGGTCCCCAAGATGCTCGACCAGCTCAAGAAGCTGCCCGGCCAGTACCGGGACGTGTTCCTGAAGCAGTTCACCAGCCAGACCGGCATCAAGACCATGGCCCGCGGCGGCATCCTCACCGGACCTCAGATGGTCCTCGGGGGCGAGGCCGGGGTGCCCGAGTCGTGGATTCCCCACGACGGGTCCGCCCGGTCCCGGTCCCTGCTGCAGGCAACCGCCCGGCTCATGGGCTACGACGCCCGGCCGGCCAGCCGCTTCGGCTCCAGCAGTGGCGGCGGGGGCGGTGCGCACTACGACCAGCGCGTCACCAATCTGACGCTCAACGGGGCCAAGCAGTCCAGTGCAGAGCAGGCGAACGACCTTGCCCGCCACCTGACATTCATCGCCTGAGGGGAGGTCCACGTGACATACACACCAGGACAGACACTGGGCGGGCTGACGGCCACGCTCGGCCCCCTGCCGCTCGGCTCCGTCGACGACCAGGGCGTCGCGTGGCGCCTGCAGGAGATGGACGGCTGGGACTCCGCTGATGTACGGGCGGAGTCCCAGCTGCGGGAAGCGGACCACGGGGCGTGGCCCAGTCCGGTGTATCTCGGCGAACGGCCCATCACCTTGGGCGGGTCGATCGAAGCGCCGGACCTGGCCACGCTCGACGGGGCCATCGACCGGTTGCGGGCGCTGCCCCTCATGGGGACCGTGCTCACGGTGATGGAGACGGTGCCGAAACAGGCAACGGTCCGCCGCTCCGGGCGAATCCTCATCAAGTACACGACCGACACGGTCGCCACGTACAGCGTCCTGGTGACGGCCGCTGACCCGCGGCTGTACGCCACGACAGACACGGTGACCACCCTCCGGCTGCCCACCGTGACCGGGGGCCTCACATTCCCGATCGCGTTGCCCATGACGGTCGACGCCACTGTGGTCGCCGGAGACACCACCGTCGTCAACGCCGGATCGATCGACGCCCGTCCGCTGCTGCGGATCGCGGGCCCGGTGTCCCAGCCGCTCGTCTCGGTGACAGGACCGGACGGCACGTCGACCTCCCTGCTGTACGCCGGGGACATCGACGCGGGGGACTGGCTGGACCTCGACTGCGACGCGCACACCGCCTACTACAACAGCGTCGCGTCCAGGCGCTCACTGACCTCCGGCACGTGGCCGGCGCTACAGCCCGGCGCCTCCAACCTCGCGTTCCGCGCGGGCGCGTACTCGGCCGCCGCCACCCTGACCGTCACCTACCGATCCGCCTGGATGTGAGGCACGCATGACCATCACCGCGTTTCCGATCAATGCCTCAGCCGGCAGCCCCTCCTACGCGTCGCAGTCGTTCCGTCAGGCACTGACCGCGCTCCTGTCCCCGGGAGCGGGCGGCCTGCAGGTCCAGGCTGGTGTCC